GCAAGTAAAGTTGCACGAATCCAAATTTGTGCTTCTATGGTTTCTGCAACTGTTACATCTGTCATAGTCGATTCACCAATCCATCCAATTCTTTTTTGAGAATACGTGCCCCGTACTCTGCGGCATTAGTCATAAATGGTTGTGCTGATTGGAAACGTGTACCAAAATTTACGTGCGCTCCATAGCCTGAATTCGTGTAAACAATCACATCTAATGAGCCAACTTGCCCACCCTCTATTGCAATCGAGCCTTTGAGAGTCCCAGAATCGACTGGGCAATTACGGCGGGCTTCTCGCATTACTTCCAGTCCGGCACGTCTAAGCGCACGACTGGTTTCTACGGGCAACTTAGCTTTCATCTTGCCCAGTTTATTGTACTTGATTTTTACCGTTGCGGTAACACGTGGCATCTATGAAACCTGCTTTGCTATCAATTCTTGGCCTGTCTCATAAGGGTCTGTATCACCTAGATCGACCACCTCATATGTCGCAATAACACTTAGCACATTTCCAGCCGTATCTATTGAAACTTGTTCTATTCTATCTGGCGATCTTACATCTATTGTTATTGGCACAGTAAGAATATTTGCATTTACAACCCGTTCTTTTCCTTGCATGGTACTTGCCCACTCGGTTGTATCTGTCGGCAGTACATCACAAGAAAAAACAACCGGCTCCAATGTCCACGTATCCCCGGACCCTCCACTAAGATCAGTCGTACCCATATACCGTTTCAACCGACAATACCCCGGCATGGAATCGTTTTCAGTGTCAATCATGCTGGCAATATCGTTTGTACTGAGAAAACCAGCCATATTGCACCTCTAACGAAAACCGCCTGCACAGGGGGTTTGTGGCCCCTGTGCAGGCGCGTGCCACTTACGTTTTTTTACTGACGACTAGATGCCTGAACCGCTCTGGTTCGGGTTAGACGCGCCCTTACCAGCTTCCGGCTTAGCGGAAGATTTATTACCGTCCGACTTATCGGACGATTTATTTCCGGCAGGGGCAGACGCTTCACCCTTTGCCGCACCATCACCAAATCCAGACATATCCTGAACCGGCTGGATAATCGGCTGGCTGGCTCCGAGGGCGTCCGTAGACACGGCGTCTTCGGCATCCTCTGGCATCGCGTCCGCATTTTCGAGCGTTTCGCGGGCGTCGGCTGCGGACATGGTGACGGCAGGATCAGTCACACGAGCGGGCACGGTTGCACCCGGCGCAATGATCGGTAGCGTGGACGGTTCCATGCCCATCGCAGACGCACGAGCGATGCCCGGATGCGTCTGTTCAGCGTACATGTACCGACCGCGAACCGGCTCCGCTGGCCCATGGGCGTCAATGTAGGTATCGTTGGCAATCCACGCGATGTTTGAATCATTGTCAGGGACAAACGCTTCCCCCTCCAAATCTTCAACTTCAACAACCCGTTGAAGACCACCGGCAGACACCTGAACGACCTTTCGAGTCTTCACGTCTGAATCCGATTCATTTTCCTTAGTTGCTGCGACCATTGTTTTTTTACCTTTCGTCCGAAAAATTTTTCGGGTTACGAATCGAGACTAAAAATCAGCGGTAAACGTTTGCGAGTCCGGTTCCGAGTCTGGATCATCTTCCGAGTCATCAAGTTGGGTCAACCCCTCTCGAATCTCGTACTCTGACTGTTCCAAATCCTGCCCACCGACACCGAACGCTTCATCCGGTCCACCGTCAACCGCATTATACAGTGCATCGGAAGACTGGAAAATTTCAAATCCGGCAGGCTCAAATTCATCCTGCCAAACTTTTCGCGCCATTTCACCACGCAAACAAAACGCGGCGTTCGTAATAGGATTTCGCACGTATAGTGCGGTTTCCACCTCCACCGGTACAGTTACCAGCGGTGCACCCTCTACCGGGACCAGTTCTGTCTTTTTTTCAGCCATTTTTTTACCTCCTATACCATATCAAACCGGCGTTGCTCACCGACCATCACCCATTGCTTATTGCGTAGGATTCTTGCAAGTGACTCCAACCCGGTTCGCTTTTGGCTGCGGCTATAGGAACGGCTACCCCGTGAAAAATCGAATTCCGTTGCGGCCTGTGCGGCCCATTGTTCTGCAATGTCTGCGGCTGCACCGTATACGTCATATCGAGTTCCACGAATATAAACTGCCCCCACACCTAGCGTCGTACCAAATACCCAACGGCCTTCCATTGGATAAGATTCGACTGGCGTAAGCGTTTGGTATCGGTTTCCTTGCAATGTTGCGTTGGATTCCCAATCGCCACCATCCGCGAAATACTCCCGATACTCTACCGTGCCATTTTCAAGAGTGGTAGCGCGTGCTTGCAGCATGGCAAGTGGGAAATCGAGTTTCCGTCTATCGAGCGCGGCTTGAATCTCATCATCGGTAAAAACTTGCGTTCCACCGGCTTTGTCTCCAACGGCCCTACGAACGGCAAGAATCAAACTCACCATGCTTGAACGTGCCATGTTTATTGCAACTGTAGAACGGCGATGTTCACCGCTTGGTCAACATCAATAAAAAGTGTACCGTCCGCATTTTCAAACTGTGCGGAGTCGAACGGCCCAAACACGCGGGTTTGCGTGGCAGCAACCGTAAAGGCAACGTCCCCGGCTGGGCTAAGCCATGACTGAACACCAGTCCCGGCCTTGAATGTAACCGTTGTGGCAAGTGTGGCGTGGCCATTGACAATAACAACGGCTTTTGAGCCATTTTCCACTCGCACACTGGCATCATCAGCGGCAACGAGGGCGGTATAGGCAAGTACAACAGATGCGTTTCGGACTGTTTGAATTGGATTGACTACCAATCGAGGCATTGAATTTTCCTTTCAACCGTAAAAATTTTTTATCTCGTAAAAAACACCATTGGTGCTTTTACGAATTCAGATTAGGCACGATTGACGGTCATAACAGCGAGGGCTTCCGGACGAATAACCTTCGCACCGTACAGATGCAATCCCTTGACGGCATCGGCAAATCGGCGTTCTGGCCTGTAGGCTTCAACCTTATTCACTACATCGGCAAACGTGGTTGCAGCAGACGTTCCGGCCAAAATCTTGTACTTAGTACCGGCAGTATTTGGAACGTTGGTAGACACAACCAGATTGAGTCCGGCAACATCGCCAACACGACCATTACGAATCATCGAGTCACCGGCAGCCGTCGCATGGGTAAACCGGTCATCCTTGCGGAGTAGACCAATAAACCACGGCGGGATAATCGCGAACCGGTCCATATCTGGAATAAGCGCTTCATCGAGTCGAACACTCAAATCCACCAACAGTTCATACGCGGTTAGCGCGGTTGGGGCAACCGGCGTGGCGTCTGAACCAATCGCGTTAGCAGGACTGGCACCAGCAACCATCATCGCGGCTACATAGGCATCAGTCACCAGTGCAAGACGATAAGATGCTTCATTCATCGCACCCTGCATTACGCTAGTTCTCATCTGTGCGGCGTCAAGATCGTCAATTTGGAAGTGGAAATATTTCTGCTGATCGACGGTCAACATCGCACTAGCGTCTTCGAGTTCCTGCGGCGGCAGAATATCGGTATTACGTGCGTAGTTATTGATCGTCACCGAACCAAGGGAATTGATGTGAACCGTGTCCCCGGCTTCTCGAATGTCGCCTTCATAGTCCCGATTGATAATACCGGGCTGCGCAAATCGCAGAGTTGAACGCAACGACGCTTGCAGACGTGCGCTCCAAAGTTCCGGAATAAAGTTCGTAAGGGTCATTTCTATTTCCTTAGTCTGTTACGCGCCCCTCTGCCAATGCCTCTGCCAGTCCACCATTTTCGTACAAATCGTTTAGATCGTCTGGCGACATTGTTCTGAGTTTGGCGCGGCTAAATGTAGTCTGCGGCTTTCCTTGCGTATCCTTTGGCTGTCCAACTGACGTACTCGCCTTCGACTTTTTCGCATCAGCATTTTTTTCATCTGATTTCGCATCGGCTTCGGCGTCTTTATTATCGTTCGCCCGCTGATTCGCCCCGGCCAAAAAGGGCTTATCCTTCAATAACTGCTTCAACGCATCCTCTACAGCCTGAGTGTTACGTACGTCTAGCGTTTTCCAATCCAAGAACTTACCGGCTACTTCGGGGTCTACAATGTCCAGTTTTACAGATAGATACTTTACCGTCAAATCACGCGTACGTTCTTCCAAATCTGGAATTTTCGTTTCACGCAATTCTGCGAGTTCAGAATCTTTCCGTTGCTGATCGGACATTTGCGCCCGTTCCAATTCAATAAGCTTTGTCTTAGTTTGTGCCAAATCCGTATCGAGCGTTTCCGCCCGTGTCCGGTAACGTGCGTTCTCTTGCCTTAGCGTTGCGACGTAATCCTTAGAATAGGTTTCCGGCTCTTTTTCGTTATTGTCCCCGGAATCTTCCTTAGAATTTACGTTGGAAGAGTTATTTTTATTGACACCAGAATCATTCTTATTCTCATCCGGTGCGTTTT